ATTTTATCTTCAGAGTTTTTTCCTGAAGCACCTACATTACAAAATCCCTCTGCGGCGGCCGCGTTTCTTCCTTTCCTATTAGATGAAGAATCTTACTTATCAAAGTTTGCAACACCTACTTTAACAGATGAACAAATAGATAAATTATACAAAGACACTGATTTCAGAGATGAAAGATTATTAGCCTTATCTCAATTTGGTTTTGGTTTATTACAACCAACTGTAGGAGGTAAGATAGGACCGTCTTTAGCAGCGGCCACACAAGGTCTAACAACTAACCTTTCAAAAATTAAAGCGGCTCAAAGAAAAGAACAAAAAGAAAATCAGATTGCTAAAATTACAACAAAAATGAAAAAGGATGCTCAAGCTGTTTTAGATAGAAAAAATGTTTTTGATGCTAATAGAACTTTATTAACTTCTATAGCAGGCAAAGAGTATGATGCAGCAATAGCTTCAGACAAAGCTAAAATGGATTTATACAGAGATCAAGTCAAAGCCGCTCAAACAAAATTTCAAGATTATCAATTAGAAGGTGTAGAACCGAAAAGAGTTCAAATAAGGCAGAAAGGACCTGATGGAGAAATGACAGATCCTTTTGATGCTTTTGTTGTGCAATCTATTTTGGAGGACGGATCATTGTCCGCTCCTCAGTATTACAAACCAACTAATGAATTAGGATCAGATGGCTTACCTATAATGGAATTGATAGCCAACCCAGAAGGCATTATAGAAGTAAAAACAACTATCACAGGAGCACCTGATGATTTTAATATGGGTAAAAATATTGCTAGTTTCTTAGACGTAAAAGGTGGTTTAGATGTTACAGATAGAGCTCTGTTAACACTTGATGCTTTAACTGAATCTTTTCAAGCAAAACCAAACAGAGCTGGTTTCTTAGCTGGTATTCAAAAAAGATTTCAAACTTATGCTCAAATATTTGCTGACTCTTACAATTATCAATTTAATGAATTTTTTAAAGAAGGTAATGAAAAGCTAGGTATAAAAGAAGGAGCAAAGTTTCAAAGTTTATCAAGCACAATTAATATTTACTTAAATGATCCTTCTATTCAAGAAGATCTTAGAAACGGTGTGATAGATGAAGCAGATTTAGAAGCTTTAAAACAAGCAGACGCGGCATTTGAGCAATTAGGTATTGTAGGTAGAGCTCAAATGAACGCTGAGTTAAATCAAACAACAGACAAATATGGTAATCCTTTATTTAAAA